GCGAGAACTGTTTGGATTCTTCCCCGGAATTCCGTTTGATGCTAGATCCAATTTCAATGCTGATGGTAATCTGAATAGAGAGAATCCATTTGGTAATGAATCGTGGGGTGTTTATGCTCAAAACCCTAGCCCACAATCAGGATATCGACCAAAAATGAAAGATGTCATGGTGACATGTGATGGTCGTCTTCCAGTTGATGATGGTAGCAATGTTATTGGAGTTGATTATTTCCAAGAAAACACCGAAACTGGGCAAATAGGATACCAGAACGCTATTCCAGCCGGCTTCTGGAAATACAATCCCGCAGGTGATCCAGACAGAACTCTTCGAGAGGCAAACGGTAATTACGGTGGACAGAGCCCCGATGGCACTGGACCAGACGACACCACCGATTGTGCTTGTGTTGGTCAAGGATGTGCCGGTAATTGTGGTGGATGTAACGGTAACTGTGAGTGTGTTGAAGACGAAAATGGAAATGGAACTTGTCAACAAGCAACACCTTGGGATTATGGGCCATGTGGAATTTTATATCCATTTGATGGTGTGCAGGGCAATTTTGGAGACCCGGCTTACGGAGCCATGTTTAACATGCACTTCCGACGAGATAATGGAGAGGGCCGAGTTTTACTTCCCGAAGGATCTTGTTGTGCCGGCTGTCCAGATGATCCAGAAATTAAAGGTACGAATACAGGTCAATGGACAGAGTATGAATGTACGGGTGCTGGAAATATAGAGCAAGGTGGAGCGGATTTCCCCGGATCAAATAGACCACCTGCACCGGGAACAACACCAAGGCAAGACTTCTGTGTCAGATACCCAGACGCACCTATTTGTCTTGATCCAGCAAATAGCGATGGTAGAGTTTGGACTGAGGGTACTTTTGTTTGTCCAGATCAATGTCCGGTCCCACCCGTTCCGGGCTGCACGGATCCAGAAGCATGTAATTACAATCCAAATGCAACAGTGGATGATGGATCATGTGGTCCTTTCTATCAACCAAACTGTGTTGGATATTGCACTGAAACGACTTGGAGAGACTGTCAAGCCCAACGAGGTGTTTTCCAAGGTGCAGGAACTCTTTGCGAAGATACAAATTGTTGTTTTGAAACTGGTCTTGGAGCGTGCT